ATTAAAAAACAGTTATGAAAACTCATTAGAATTGAAAAAAGGCGAAAAACATACTAAAAAAACTAAAGAGCAAATAAGTCATTCTATGATTGACAACTCAAATGCTGAGGTATGGACAATTGAAGACGCAAATAGCTTATTTGATAAAGCATTAGAAATGGTTAGTGATGAAGAAATTTACATAGTTGCTGGAGGGATAAAAGTAAATGGTTTTAAATATGACTTTATAGGTGAATTGATAAGAGATTTGAAGCATGAATTTGAGCATAAAAAAATTTATAGAGATTTGTTAAATAATTATTTGATTAATAAATTTCCCGAATTAAAAAGCAAGTATAATCAGATATTGAACGAAATTGAAACAAACTGTTTTCATAACACTAAAAAAGGAAACATAAATACTGCCGCTGGTATTGTTAATTTAAAGTCTAATCATAAATGGACAGATAGGATAGAAAGTAAGAATGAAAACGATAACACAAACATCAACATTTCTCCAATAGAATGGGTGAAACGGTCGAAATAGATGAAATTTACAAACCTCTTTATTTATCTAACAAGAGATACTATCTCTTGACAGGAGGGAGAGGATCATTAAAATCAACGTCAGTACATGACTTTATTTGTCGATTAACCTACGAGCGAGGTCAAGGAATTTTGTTCACTCGATTTACGATGACTTCTGCTGAGAAATCTATTATACCCGAATTTCTTATTGTTGCAGGAAGAAATGGAACATTAAAAAATCTCAATGTTACTCAAACAAAAATTACCAATAAAATTACAGGCTCTTTTATTATATTTTCAGGAATACACACGAGCAGTGGAAATCAAACCGCTAATTTAAAATCAATCGCAGGAATTACTACATGGGTAATTGATGAGGGGGAAGACTTTACTGACGAAAAAACATTTGATGACATTGATAATTCTGTACGTTCAATTAATAATCAGAATAGAGTTATTTGGATTCAAAATCCATCAACAAATGAACATTTTATTTATAAACGATGGATTGAAGGCAATAGCAAACAAATAGATGTAGAAGGCTTTCAAGTAACAGTTTCAAATGATGAAGATGTTGAACATATTCATTCAACCTATCATATTGCTAAAAAATTCCTTTCAGATTCATTTATTGAAAAAGCAGAGAAATTAAAATTAAGTAATCCTAAAAAATATTACCACGTCTATATTGGTGGTTGGTTGGAAAAATCTGAGGGCGTAATCTATGAAGATTGGGTTGAGGGAGAATTTAACGAATCTTTACCTTTTTGTTATGGATTGGATTTTGGGTTTAACGATCCAAACGCTTTGGTTAAAGTTGCTGTTGATTTGGATAATCAAAAAATTTATTTAGAAGAGAAGTACTTTCATGCTGGCGATGGATTAGAACAATTGTTTGATGCACTATTAAAAATCTGTGGCAAAGAAGATATGATAGTAGGTGATAATGCAGCAAAAACTCTTATCTACTCATTACAGGAGAAAGGATTAAACATTGTGAGTTGCAAAGATAAAAAAGTAAATCATAGAATAAAAAAGATACAAGGATTTCAATTAGTGGTTACCAAAGATTCTCATAATCTAAAAAAAGCATTAAATAATTATGCTTGGCACGACAAAAGAAGTGAAACACCATGTCATGATTGGTCGGATTTGTGCGATGCTTTCGGTTATGGAGCGATGGAATTTATTGATGCTTCAACATTTTTTATTCAATAAATTATCTTTATTAAAAAATTAGTTACATTTGTAACAAATAAATATTTGAAGGATAACACCTTCCATGTTTAAATGAGTAGATTAGTTAATGCCATTAAAGCTCTTGCTGGTTACCCACCTGAAATAATGGAGGGTAGCACTAGAGCCTTCTCCTTTTTTTCTGAATTTAATTTTGGAAAAAACCAACCAAAAAAAAACTTTGATGAAGGATTTAACGCCAATACCTACGTTTATTCGATAATAAACAGAATAGTAAACACAGCAACTTCTATTCCTATCATAATCGAAAAGAAAAACAAAAAAGATGAATGGGAGGAGTTATTTGAAGGTGATTTCTACAATTTCATCAACCAACCAAATCCAAATGAGAATTTTTACAATTTATTTCAAAAAGCATTAATTTATTATTTAACTACTGGAAATAACGTATTTTATGGAGTTAAAGGAATAGGTAGTAATGCTTACTCAGAAATTCATGTATTTTCACCTTTAAATTTAGAGCCTAAAATATTAACCTCAATGTATGGTGTGTACGCTGGTAGTTGGGATTATTATATCAATGGGAAAAATTATCCTTTAAAATCTGAGGAACTAAAATTGGTAAAAATGTTCAACTCAGATACATCGAGTATCTTTGGAATGTCGCCTTTGTCGGCTGGTTATCGTACGCTTATTGCTTCAAATGAAATTATATTAGCCGATGCTTCTTTAATTAAAAATCGTGGTGCAATTGGGATGCTTTCAAATAAAGGAGAAAGACCCTTAACGCAACCTGAAAGAGACGCGACTGATATTGCTTTAAAATCAACTATTGGAGGCGGTGAGAATTTCGGGGCGATTAAGACAACTTCAGGCAATTTTGATTTTATTTCTTTTGCAATGTCACCAACTGATTTAAAAATCTTAGAAAGTGGCGTAATGAAATTGAGAGATTTGTGTTCTATTTACGGTGTTTCATCAAAATTATTCAATGATATAAATAGTTCAACTTACAACAACATTAAAGAAGATACTAAAGGGTTCTATTTGAATGGCGTGTTACCTCCTTATGAGCAGTTATTAGAAGCATTTGTAACTTTTGTAATTGATGGATGGAATAAAAGAGATAATGCAAATTACAATGTTAGAATTGACTATGATAGCATCGAGAGTTTACAAGAAGATTTAACTAAAAAAACTATTGGACAAAAAAACCAAAGCGAAATTATAAGAGCAATAGTAACGGGCGTAGGAACGACATGGAGTGAAGCATCAGCTATTGAACAATTAGTAATGATATTAGGTATTTCAGAAGAAAAAGCACAAATTTTAATAAATAAAGATGGAGTTAAAAAAGAAATTATCCAACCATTATAACGTAAAATCTGTTCAAAATTTATCTATTAAAGTAGATGAAAACGAACGTATAGTTAAGGGAATTGCCAATACATATTTTTGGATTGATGAAGATTTAGATATGCTAGTAACAGGCTGTTGTTTGAAGTCAATAAAAGATAGAGGAGTAGATTCTAAGGCGGTGGCAAAAATCAAACATCAATCAGACCATCATTTACAAACTACATCTGTTGTTGGAAAATTGGTTGTACTTGACGAAAGAGTTTTGGATAAAAAAACAGTTCTTTATTTTGAAAGTAAAATCCCAAAGACTGTAAAAGGTGATACTGATTTAGAAAATTACAAAGAAGGAATTTATGATAATCATTCGATTGGATTTAGATATGAAGATTTACGATTAGCAAAAAGAGATAGCGAGGTTGCAAAAGAAAGAAATTTATGGGATGAATTTTATCCGCTTGCTTTAAACCCAAAGAAAGCCGACCAAAATGGTTATTTCTTTGTTGTAAAAGAGATTAAATTATTTGAAATATCTGTTGTTAGTTTTGGTTCAAATTCATTGACACCTAATTTAACAGGCAAAGCAGAAGATTTCATTAAAAATATAAAGGCAGAACTAAACGAAAGATTAGATAGCCTAAACGAGCAGCTTAAAGTTACCGCAGAAGTTGAAGAACAAAAGACCATTGATTTGGAGTTTCTTCAATTGAAGCAAATTATTAAAGATTTAGAATTAAAAGAGCCGTTGAAAATAGGCACTCAGGAAGATGAGCCGCCAAAGATAAACACTTTATTAGATGACGAATCAAAGTCAAAAAATTTATTAACATTAATATCAAAAAATTATTAAAATGAAAAATTTAAAATTACAATTTACAAAAAGGCTAACAATGTTTGCCATGTTTGTATTAGCATTTATTGCTATCACAATAACGGTATCTTGTTCAGGAATGGACTCAGGACTGTTATTTGATAGTGTTTCTACTGCTGGAATAGCAGGATTGCCTGTTTGGTTTATTTTAAAAGATAATGTTCAAAGTTTCAAATCATTAAATGATGAAGAGGTTGCGAAATTGTCAGATGAAGATAAAGGCAAATATTTAGCAGACATGATAAAGGACAATAGCGTTCAACTAGAAGCTATGAAAGCTGAAATGTTGAAAAACAATACGATTGAACTAGAAAAGAAATTTAATTCTTTACTGGAAAATCAAATAAACATTTTAAAATCAGCATCCGAAGCACAAGGCGTTGTTTTGGCTAAGCTCACAAAAGAGTTAGAAGCTAAAGGAACTGACGGAAACGATGGTAAGAAAACAGAACTTATAACTTTCATTGAAAGAGATAGAACTGAGATTTTGACCAAAAAAGTAAACGGATTCGATTCAATCATGCTTAAAGTAGCAGCGTTGATGACAACTGCAAATGTTATTCCTAACGTAGCAAGTGGTTTTAATCAATTGTTCGGAAATTACATTGATGCAGAAATTTACAAAGTTCCTAAACCTGAGAATTTTATCTTAGGATTAGTCGATACTCAAATTGCTCCCGGGACTGAGAATATTTGGTATGTTCAAAGAATCAATCTTGAGGGTGATGCTGAGTTTATCGCAGAAGGTGCATTAAAACCTCTTGCTGATGGCGAATATAAAGAGTTCAAAGCAGACATCAAAGAAGTAGCAGTACGTTGGAAAATGTCCAACAGATTAATTAAACACGCTCCTAGTGTTGTCGCTGATTTTAAAACTCACGCAACAGAATTAGTTGAAAGTGTAATTGATACTGATGTGTTGACTGGCGACGGAACTGGCGATACTGTGAATGGTGTTGCTGATTTAGCAAGTCCATTTATTGTTCCAACAGAATTAGCTGGAGCTTATGCAGCACCAAACATTTTTGATGTTATTATGGCTGTGGCTTCTTACGTTCGTTTGAACAACTTTAAAGGCAACTTGACTGCTGTGTTGAACACAGTATGGATGGCTAAATTTTTAAGCTATAAAGAGGCTGGAACAAACAACTATATTTTACCGTCATTCGTAACGCAAGATGGAAAAAAAGTAGGCGAGGTATCTATTCGTTTTGAAAATAAAATGGCTGCTGACAAAATTTTGTTGGGTGACTTGAAAAAATTCAAAGTAAGAATAAGCGAAAACACAACCTACTATGAAGGTTGGGAAAATGATGACTTTTCTAAAAACTTGTCTTCAAGAAAAATTGAAGCATTTTTGGGAACTTATTTTCCTTCAAACATGGCTGGGTCAATCATTTATGATGACATCGCAACTGTTCAAACAGCAATTGCAACTACTTAAAATTAACACTCCCTATCAGCAATGGTAGGGAGTTATTTATAAATTAAATTTAAAAAAATGGTACAAAAAGAATCAAGAAAAATGGATGCGAAAGGCATGATTGCTTTTCACGCTTCCAAAGGAACTAAGATCAGATACGGAACTCGAAAATCAGTTAAGGTAATTGCTGATACTGATTACTACAAAAAGAATCAGATTTTAGAACCGCATGAAATTATGGCAAACCAACTTATTAAAGATGGTATTGCAGTAGAAATAAAAGATTAATTCTTTTGTTTTCCATATCGCTCCAACTTGAAAAAGTTGGGGCTTTTGGAGGTAAAAAGATGAACAAATTAGCAGTAATATTACCAATTTTTAAAAGGCATGAGTTGACAAATTTGTGTTTAAAAAACCTTTGGCATCAATGGCAAAAGTATGGTGTTGATGTTTATGTGGTAGGTAGCGAAGGTCAAGCATCTTTTGACTTAGTAAAAAATTACGGTTTTAATTATTTAGAATTTGAAAACAATCCGTTGTCTGCAAAGTTTAACGCTATTTTAAAAGAAACACAAAAATACAATTATGATGGAGTAATAGTTTTAGGCTCGGATAATTTTATCTCAGATTCGATTATTGAATTTTATCAAAATGTTGATACTTCTATAAATGCAGTTTACGGATTTGATGACATTCATTTTTATTCAACTCATACAAAAATTTTAGCAACAAAAAGCTCTTACAACTCAATGAAAATGAGTGTTGGAGTAGGTCGTTTGTTTACCAAAGAATTATTGAAAGTCGCTAATTACAATTTGTGGCGTGAAAATTTAGATAGAGGAATAGATACGTCATCAGCAAACACAATAGCAGCGTTGGGAGGTCAACATATAAAAATTCCTTACACAAAGGAGTATTTTATATTAGACGTTAAGCATGAGCTAAATTTATCCATGCACGAAATAATTAAGACTTGTAAAGTGAAATGTGAATTATCATTAATGGACAAATTTTGTCCTAATGTTTATCAAGAAATTTTAAAATTAGATATAAACCAAAAACAATTAAGAATGAAAACTTTTAAAACAATACCAGTTTTTTCTCAGAAAAATACTGTAAGAATTGAGATTACTAAAGAAATAGCAGGAATGAAGGTAGGCGATACAAGAAGTATCACAACTAAATTAGCCAATCAAGCAGTTGCTAATGGATGGGCTAGAATAATTTCAGAACCTGCAAAAAATATTATCATAACAAATGTTCCAAAAGTTGATGATAAAAAAGAATTTATCAAACAACCTGAGAAAAGTTTTGCTGAGAAAATCGATTTAGTGAAAAAACCAGTAGGAAAAAAGCCAAGTTTTGCTGAGAAATTAGAGAAAACTTTGGAGAAAAAAAGCAACTCCAAAAAAGTAGTTAAAAAAGCCAAAGNTAAAAAATGAGTTTATTTGTCAAAATAGCCGACTTCGATGATATTTGTCCGAAAGATAAATACACAGCAATTACTCTTCAAAAATATCTAGATGATTTGGAGGAAGGTTATTTGATTAAACTTTTCGGATCGACTTTATTTGATGAGTTTAAAACCGACTTTGAAATAATCGGAACTATTCCAACTGAACAAAGATTTTTAGATGTTTGGAACGCTTTTAATACTGACAATAATTCACAAATAGTAACTTCAATAGGCATCAAAAAGATGTTAGTTGGATTTATT